CACCATCTTCCGCAGATCCGCATCACTGGCATTAGCCATACCGGCTATGGCATTTACGCTTTCTGCGCTGCCATCAGCAAAGCTGGCTATCATTTCACTAAGCCCTTCAATATCCGCGCTGCGTTCTGTCAGTTTTGCAAGATTGTCATTATATTGCTGCCAATAACCGATTTGGCTTTCGAGGTTAGAATTGATTGTTGTTGCGCTTGTAGCAACAATATTAGCGGCTTCATCCCATAGGTTGTACTGTCCGGAAATGCTATCATAAGCAGCCTTATAGGCTTCTTCATATGCAGCTGCAAGTTCGGCCATACGCCCGGTGATATCCCTGATCTTACCTGTAAGGTTATCGGTTACACCGTCCGCGTTTCCCATTTCCTCGGCATATCCCGCAAGAGCTGCTGTAAGTTCTTTTATCTTTGCCTGGTTATCGTCATATGCTTTCTGTGCTTCGAGTTCCTTTTCTTTGGCTTTATTTACTGCATCTGTTGCATTGCCAACAGCTAAAACATAAGGCATTAGAGACTGAGCATATGCACGGCCTGCAGCTTCGCCAATAGGTGTGCCAAGCTCTTTTCGCTTTTCTTCCAGTGCTTTCTGAGCTGCTGCCAGCTCTTCCTCTGCAGCTGCGGCTTCTCTTATATGAGCCTGGAGATTATTATACAGATCAGTTTCTCTGGAAAGTTCATATTTCAGCTCCTTATAATAAGCAGCATTCTTTTCTCTGGCGATTTCTGCTTCAATGACCGCTCTAATAGCATCGGCACTCATGTTGAGTGAATCAGTATACTGGTCGTAAGCAAGTCCAAGCTCAGGCATTGCTTCATTGAGTAATTCTACAATAGCGAGGATCTCTTGTTTTGTCTCTGCAGTTTTTCCCTCGACAGCCGTAAGCTCTTCGAGTTTCTTCATAAGGTTAACATTGCTGCTAGCTTCTTTTTCAATTTCACGGATGATATCCTCATGGGCTACGGCCATCTCATAATAAGAGTCGATTATTTCACGATGAGCAGCCTCAAGTTCCTCTGCTGTCTGTTTATTTGCTTCAAAGGCTTCCTCTGCATCTTCCAGTTTTCTCCGGAGTAATTGTGCTTCTACAGAAGTCTCACCCATAACAGAGCTTACTTTTTCATACTCCCGGCGCATATCTTCAAGCTGATAATACTGAACTCGTGAAGCCGCTGTAAGCTCCTGAATTTCATTTTCTCCGATATCAGCAGCTCCAGCAAAGGCCGCAATTCCTGCGGTTAGTAATGCAATACCACCAGCAACAGCCATAAAGACATTAACACCAGGAATGGAAGCAGCGAATGCTTTTGTTAATGGTATTACAACCTTCATGATGGCAGCATAGGCTCCAAGACTTCCTACGGCTGTTCCAAGTACTGCTATAAAGGCAGTAACTGCTCTTACCAATTCCGGATGTTCCTGCACAAAAGATGTTACATCTTTAAGAATTTCTGTTTCTATTGAGTACAGTCGACGTAAAACAGGGGTATAATTATCACCTATAGCAATTTTCAAATTGTTGTATGCATTCTGCATCATGGTAAGCTGGCTTTGGGTCGTAGCATACCTTTTTTCTGCTTCATTTACTAGTGCTGTATTCTTATTCCATGCTTGATTTGCCGTTTCAAGGGTACGATTAAGGAGCTCTCCGTTGTTAGCCAGGGATAAAACCATACGCTGCATACGGGCTTCTGTTATGCCAAGCTCCTCAAGAATAACTATTGCGCTTCTGCCGTTTCTCTCTGTATCATTCAGGCCGACAATAAAAGCCTGTAAAGCTTCAACAGCGTTATTACCCCAGGTCTCGGTAAACTGGTCAGCAGTCATATTTGCTATGCTTGCGAATTCATTTAAATTCTCGCCGGTTTCAACTGCTTTCATCAATTCAGAAATCAATTTGCTCATGGCAGTAGAACCAGCCTGCGTTCCATTACCGAGAGCTGTAACGGCTGCAGCAAGAGCAAGCATATCAGCTTCGGACATTCCCGCAAGGGAAGCACTGGCTGCAATACCCTGGGCCATTTCTGTGATTTGCTGCTCTGTTGTAGCGTAGTTATTACCGAGGTCAACAATAGCACTTGCCAGATTAGAATAATACGCCGGATCCATTTCAGTGATATTCGCAAACTGTGCAAGCATTGTCGCGCCTTCCTCGGCCGTCATGGTTGTGGCCGTTGCCAACATCGCCATGACAGTAGAGAAGTCAAGTAGGTTTTGTTTTGCAATACCGAGCTGGCCAGCAACTTCTCCAATTTCCGCTAACTCTTCAGGAACGATTGGGATCTCTGTTGAAAGAGCCTTGATTTCCTCTGCCATTGCAGAAAGCTCTTCATCTGTCAGATCGGTAGTTTTCGCAACGCCTGTCATTGCTGATTCAAATTCCATGGAGGCTTCCGCACATTCAATAAAAAATTCATAAATTTCTTGCAGAGCTTTTGCAATACCGGCTGCAGCAATGGCATCTCCTATAGCTCCGAAAGCAGCAACGGCTGTAGAACCGAAATTATCAGCACTGTCCGCGGCTTCCTCTTGCTTTTTTCTTAAATCATCAATTTGACTTCCAAGCCTTGTGGTTTCGCCTGTGAGGTTTGAGACGTCAACGCCGGCATCTACCAGGGCGCGGCGCATATCCTCGAGCTTTGCTGTCTGATTTGCCAGAGAGGCAGCAGTTCTATCAATCTGCTGCTGTTTTGATAATAGCCTGTTTTCGAGTGTGGAAGAGTATGAGCCGGTTTCGGCAATCTCCTTCTGGATATTATCATATTGCTGTTTGAGCACTTCGAGCTTTTTCTGGCTGGCCTCAACTGCACTCTGCTGTTTCAGGTATGCGGAGATGTCCGATTGTGTCTTACTGAGGGCCGCTATTTCTTTCTGCATGGAAGCAATTGCGTTCTGTGCAGTCTTAAAGGTGCTGTTATAGCTGCCGCCTAACTGAGCATTCAGCTGAAAGAGCATCTCATATTCACGTCTGGATGCCATATTTACACCTACTTTCTGCTTTAGTTTTGAGTTATCAGGACGATCAACTTTCGTCGTCTAAATCATCAATGGCAGCCTGCCTTACATCCCAGTTCCGGCGTTCACGGACACGCTCTTCATATTTTTTCGGGTCGTATTTGTAGTTTGATAGCTCCTCCATGACTTTAAAGACTTCCCGGCGTATTATCTCTGCTGCTTCGGCAGGATCCTGTGTTAATGCAACATCAACCGCAAGTCTGCCAGGCAGTGCCAGGAGCATACTCCGGATAGTATAAATCAGGTCCTCAGTCATGGCTGCTACATCCTCAGAACGATGCATCTTTCCTTGAAGCTCTTTAGCTTCCAGCACCGTAATGATAGCCTTGGCCTTTTTGATACTCAGTTCAGCTTCTTTTCTCTCCAAGTCATTGGCATCAGCTTCTTTCCCTGTCCTGAATTTAATATAGGACTGAACTGTTTCGATTAAATTGTACCGTCCACGACCGATAGTAGAAAAAATACCGTCCTGAGTCAATTGTTGGACCCATCGGGCCGTAACCCCTAAAATAAGGGCTATTTCCTTTGTAGAAACTTCTGTTTTTGCTGAAATTTCCATCATTTTTACCTCCAATTTTGCTATAATTTTCATCATTTTTACCTTCAAAACGAAGCGAACTGACCAAAAAAATTTTTCCCGGACTACGCGAGAACCGGGGTCGGCGAGCCCGCAAAGATTTTTTCCTTTTCCCAGGACCCATTTTTTCTGGGATGTTTTGCTCCTTTCAATTGCTCCTTTCGATTAAGCGGCCTATTGCAAACTACATGCTGTGTAAAATGCCTATGCTCTTATAGTCTTCTTGGCGATAGTTTGATATCGATATCCACGCCGTCCGGCAGTTCTAAGCGCATCAGGGCATCAACTATTCCGGATGTTGGACCCAAGATATCGAGTGAACGTCTATGCTTTCGTACCTTAGTCAGAATATCTTTAACTATTGGCAGCGATATTGGGCGTGCTGTCTTTACGCCATGCTTCTCAACAAGTTCGGTTATCCTTTCTGCTGATTGATCAACGAGCATAGGGTTATTTCCTCGTAACCGAATCTTTATTGTATCGCCTTTCATAGTGGTAACACCTCCTTAAACTTTAATCGCGCTGCTAAGCAGGATACCTACATCCCTGAGTGCTTCCTTGTCGGCCTCGGATATAGAAGCTCCTTCCGCAACGATCAGATTCTCCTTGACAAAGTGTCCGGTGCGGTAGGCCCGGGCTATCACGTCTGATGCTGTACCTATTACCGTATCCTCAGCCAGGATACAGTTTGCAGTCAGCGTCTCATTCTCTCCAGCTTGTGTACCGTGGATGACATACTTTCTATCACCAGCGGATCCGGAGGACAGATCAAGAAGCGTGCCGCGCTTATATGTAGTCTCTTCACTCAGTTTCCGGATGACGATGTGGAACACATCTGCCGGCGGATAACAGGAAGCGATCAAGCCGTCGTACGATTGTTCACCTAAATATCTGCAAAGATTAGCCATGATAGTATTCCCTCCTTAATTTCACCGGTTTGATTAGCTGTGCTCTAATGCCTGCTCGGATGCTGCCTTTTCAATTTCCGCATACTTCTCAAAATTGAAGTGTCTATCAAGTTCTTGCATATTAACCCCATAACCACCGCCAGCGTAAAAGTTCTGAGTTCTATTTTGGATTTTCTCATAAGCTTCAATTTTCTCTTCTGCTAATCTATAGGCTTCAACCTTAGCATTAAAGTAAGCCTCTCTGAGTTTTACATGCACAGTGTTCTTTTCAACAACTTTGTTATAAAGATCTTCATCTCCGGTTATGTGAGTATTCTCCAGCATTCCTATTTCGGTTGATAACTGAAGCTTTTCAACTTCCAGCTCTTTCATCTCAGCTTTAATGCTATCCAGCTTTTTTCGATCGCCCGCTACCGTAGCTGCTACAAGAGGCTTTTTTAATGCCTCGATCTTTTTCTCGCAATATTCAAGAAGTTCTTTTAATTCCTCAATCCGCTCAGCTACCTTTTTCTCCTTCTCTTTAGCACTGGCATAATAGGCGTCACGTGCTCTTTGTGCCTCTGCTGCTGCATCACTACATGCTTGGCTTAATTCCTCTAAAGCATCCAGGATCATCTTAGGATCTTCCGCTTTAAACTTTTCCAAAATTTCATTGAAATTCATAGTTCCTCAACCTCCTTCTAAATAACCATCGTGTCATTTACTGTAAGCTTTTTTAGCTGCTTCAACTCCGCGATCAACAGTCTTATTACATGCTGCAATCAATGCCAGTTCCTGAGCTGTGCAAGCTTTTTCTCCATATTTAGCCTCGCGAACCAGCTCATTATCGTTTATTGCATCAGCAATTTCATCGATTTCCTGAATTCGCTTCCTCTCTTCAGCTACTGCCTCATCGATAGATTTCTGTAAGATTGCAGCTTTGACCTCAGATTCGATTTTAGCAGCAAGCTCCGGATTTACCTTCCTAAGCTCTTCAAGGTTTTTTGCTTTGATTTTTCCCATAGGTTCATTTCCTCCTTCAGTGCCAGGTGCTTCTGGCATATTCTTATTCCTCGTTGGATACCTACTACCAGGTTCTGGGTTCATTTTTTCTACACCTCCTTCTCTGTTATTGCTGGTATATTTTATCGCATCCGCTTATGCGGGTGTGATTGTAGGTAGATAACACGTCCAAATAGGTGATAATGTTATTTTGCCTGTTATTACCAGCTGTTTTATCGTTTGTCAAACCGAGTAAATCCTCGGGAACTTTATACAGAAAACATATTATGTCTATAATCGTCTGATCCACATACCGAAAAACTGTTTCTCTGGTAAGTTGCAAGGAATCAGCTATTTTTCTATAGCTTTGATCATTAAAGTATTTCATTTCAAAAGCCTTATGTTGCCTGACATAAATATCATCCTTGCTTAAATTTACGAAAATTTTGTGTAAGGCTGCTATCCTAAGCATCCACATTCTGAGCGGATCTTTAGAATCAAGATCTTTATAGCGGCAAAACAGTTCTTTTATCTGTTTTTTGAGTTTCCTGTACTGTGGTGCATCTATAGGTTCAGATATATCAGGTAAAAACTCTTTTGCCTGGTTGATAAGAAGATCTATTTCTTGACTATTGCTTTTAATAAAATACTCAATACATGCTAACTTATGGCTTTGTCTACAATTGTACGCTCGGATTTTTAAAGTTTTGCTTATCTTCTTTTGGGCCGGCCGTATCCCATCAAATCCATATGCAAAAATCATCATTTTATCCAGAATAAAGTCTATATCCTTGTGAACTGTACGCTTACTAATCGTTTGCTGTCTCGGAATCAATTTCCGCGATAAACGTATAACATAATATTTAACGAAGGTATTATGTCTTCGGATGTAAGTTGTGTCGGAACTGTTCTGACCGTATATCATGCTTTTCTTAAGCAAGTTTTCTAACCATTTGCGAAGAGGGCTATTTTCATCAAGGTGATGCATATGTAAGAAAGCATTCCTTAGCTCCTCGCGCTTTTGGTCGTAATCTTCAAGGCCATAGGATTCTAATAGTTCTATAGCCTTTTTGCGCTTTGGATCCGATTCATCTATACCGAGCTTTTCAAACATGTCAATGGCTTCTTGTTTTGTTATCACTTTACTTCCTCCTGCATTTTATACGATATAGCGTATTTCCCTGTGCCAAAAACAGATTGCTTATCACTTAGTAAAAGGAATGTTTCTACCGAACTACAACCAGTTTCTTTCCAAGCTCTGAAGCCAGTCCCACGGTATGAATCTGGCTCTGGCCTGGAACCATAACATGGTAGGAATTCTCTTAGAACTTTTCTGTATTTGCTATTATAAATACGCCATAGGGCTTGATCACGCTGTTCATCTAAGAGTTGTCTGGAGCATTTACGCATCTCAGCAATTTGGTTTAAGCCTAAACCGAAATAATAATGCAGAGTAAGTAACTCGCGTTGTTTATCAGATAATAGAGTCATTGCCTCATCAAGGACAGCCCGTAACTCCTGATTCCAGACTTTTTCAACAATAAGCTCTTCGAGATCAGCTTTGCCAGGTGTCAAATCTCCTATCATGTCAATTAGTGTTGTATCTCCACCTTCACCAATTGGTGCATCAAGAGAAACACAATGATCTATCCAATCTTGTTTTGAGCTTCTTATTCCTAATGCCTCATTAAAAGCATTTTTAAGAGTAAGACCCAAATATGAAGTGAACTTAAAACCTTTCTCTGGCTTATAGTATTTAACAGCTGCGATAAGTGCAAAATATCCAGATTGTATTAAGTCGTCAAGCTCACAACCGTTTTTATTTCCGTACTTCTTATAGTAACGAGTTGCTAGCATCGCAATGAGCCTCCTGACTTGCTCCCATAACTGTGGTAAAAGGCCATCATCACCGTTTTTTATGGCAAGCACCAGTTCTTCATTTGTCACTTTCGTTGACACCCCCCGCCACTCATGATATCCTAAGTTTAAGGAATACTATCGGCGGCGAAGTGTGCTTTTACTGTGATTCGTCTGCCGATAAAAGAGGACACAGGGGCGGAAACCTGTACCTCTTTTTTGTTTTATCAGGTAACAACCAGATTAAACCGGCCGCTGCCGACTACTTCGAGTGATTTAATCGTTCCGTACTTTTTACCTCCAGGGGCCTGGCATTCGCCCTTATGGTAAAACTTTTTAACGTCACCATTAACAGTACAAGCCATAAGTTCCTCTCCGTTAGCAAATACCTGCACATCCCCTTCTGCGTTAATTTCGATTGTTGTTGCAGCATTGCTGGCACCAAACACAGCATTAAGTAGGTTCACTCCTCTCTTCACTGATGCCGGCGCCATCCCGCCTCCTTCCGGATACCTGTTTGGCCCTGGGTTAATGTACGTGACTTCACGTTTCACGTTAATTACCTCCTCCATGTTTGTTGTATATTGTGAAAGCAATACTCGGTATTGCTCCTCAATATCGTATTTGTTTTCTGTAGTTTGCGTTTATTGATACCGACATGCCTCTGTCGTAGCTGCGAATTAACATCTGCCTGGCCATTGAATTTGAAGATCTAATCTCAGCAGCAGCTACCTTCCTAGGCGGTTCATACCGCTGTTCAGCTTTACAATCACTGCAGCTCTCTCCAGGATCAAGGTTTGAGCCACAGATCGGACATGTCCAATAATATGCCATTTAATCGCCCCCTGACTTATTCTTAATCAATTGTCTATTTTGCCAGGAAAACCACCGCATGAAGTTCTCCAGCTGTCACCATCTAAAATGACCACCCGACACATCTCATTTAGTCGATCGATCGTTGCTTCAGCTGTGATGCTGTCATGAGTCGCTTGTGGTGTCAACCTGGTAACCAGCGCCCTGTCATCATAATTTGTGGTGATAATGATTGGCAGATAAGCTTCATACCGACCATTGATGATGTTATAAATTGTGGATACAGCCCACTCAGTCGCCGGCTCTTTTCCCATGTCATCAATAATGAGCAAAGGCACTGTTTTATATAGTGTAAGAACAGAACCCTCGTCAACTCCTTTCCTGGAAAACGTCCGCTTGATACGTTCAAGCAAATCAATCATTGTCATGCAGATAACCGGTGTGCCTTTATGTATGAGCTGATTTGCTATCGCTGCTGCAAGGTGAGTTTTTCCTGTTCCAGTCGGGCCAGCTATAAATAAACCATTGCGTCCTGGTTCTGGTTGGCCTCGTTTAGGAAGCATATCCTCGAAGTTATCTGCATACTTTTTTGCTATTCGGGCTGCTATTCTGTTCTTATCAGTGATTTGAAATGTATCAAAAGTCCGGCGAAGGAAACGTTCACCCATGCCGGATTCGCCGATTATCCTCTGGATCCGCTCCCTGAGCTTCCGGTCCTCCTCAGCTTTTCGCTCGGCCTCTTCTTTTGCCTTGCGCTCCGCTTCGGCTTTTTCGTACTCGGCCACAGCTTCCGGACAAGTACAGCGCTCCGGGCCGTAAGGCATCCATGTTACACGGTTTCCGATTCGTATCCCTTTGGTATACCTCAATGCTCCACAGTATTCACAAGGCACAGGGTCAGGAGGATCCATTTCTGCAGCAAGAGGATCATTACTCATTATTGTGATCTCCTCATACAGCGTATCATCCTCAGTCATCTTCCCCTGCAATGTGGAATCCTTCGAAATTAAAGGTTTGTTTATTGCTCGGTTTGAACTGTTGCTGATAGGTTCCATTACTTTTTCCTCCTTTGTCGTCGTATTTGCCTTCCAGCACCTTGGTCATGTTGGTCGGCTTGGTTATCCAGTCAAAGTCAGCCGTCCAGCCTCGGTCATTGTAGCCTTTCAGGAAGCTACTGGCCTCGGTTTTCTTGAATAAGGTTTCAAAGACTTCGAGATTCCTGTATGTTCTCCAGCGTGCAGCCACGGCCCTACGCCTTTGGCCTTCTATATTAAGCACTTTCGGGAAGCTCACGCAGATCTCGTTGTATAGCTGCATGATTTTCTCGAATGGGACGGGCTGCTGCTTCTCCCCTCGGGGGGATATAGGGGGGTCTATACTATCCGTTTCCGGTTCATTTTCCGGTTTAATGTTACGGTCACGGTTACGATTACGGTTATGTGCGGACTGTCCTATGGATTGTCCTATTTCTTGTCCTTCAGACTGTCCCGTGGACTGTCCCTCGGACATTCCTTCGGATTGCGCTATTATTTGTCTTTGTCTTCGCTTTCGTTCTGCTTCTTTTTTACGCTTTTCTAAAGCTTTGTACCATGGTTCCTGCCAAACATCCCAGTCATGTATGTAAAGACGGCCACCTTGCTCATCGAGCCATCCTGTTTCAATAAGCTTATTGACTACATCCAGGCCATCTATTCCACCTGATAGTTTTCCAGCCCAAATACTCGCAACATCTTCACGATCTGCATACTCAATCTCGCCTTCTGTGTTTGCATTTTCCAGCCCCCATTGCCATAAAAATACGAGCAATCCGGTTGCTTCGCATATGGAACACCCGAGCGCTTTTGCCAGTTTTCTAAGTTTTTTGCCATCTATACTATCATGCACGCTTACCCAAGCCATGCACTCACCTCCTATCCCGGGTTTGCCGGCTGGATTATGCGCGGATTTTCCGAATTAAACCTATCCGCGAAACTTCCTTGTGTTTATCCGGATTTTCCAAATACTCAATCAAGGCGTCAACATTTATCAGGTGACGTCGGCCAACTTTCACACATGGTATTTTTCCGGTATATGCTAAATATCTGATGAAATTAAGGGTAACCGCAGTATCTGGGTCTTCCTGGCGAATTAATTCAAGGGCTTGCTGTGGAAATCTCATTCGAGCCACTTTAACACCTCCTTCATTTGTTCGAGGCGAACTGAGCTTTCGAGATAATCTTAGTGATCGCTTGTTCAATCAATTTACGATCATCCTCTTTCAACGGCTTTCTTAGCAATAGGGATAGTTTGCTTTCAGACCAACCGAGGACATCAGCAATCTGATAATACTTTATCCCGTTAGAAATCACCTTCATCCTGATGTCGATGTTTTCCATTACTAAAAACCCCTTTCTAAAAGCAAAATAATTTTTTATTTGACATTTTCATAATACAGCGTTACAATGTAGTTGTCACGTTACTTTTTTAGAGCGAGAATTTATTTTATACAAATTTGTGTAGCAAAATGGACTACATGCGGAAGGGGAGGTTTTATGATTACACTAGACGATGAACGAAAACGTAATATAGGGAAACGGATAAAAGCTGAACGAATTGCTGCAGGATATACCCAGTCAAATTTCATGATAGCGATGGGGTTATCACCTGATTCAAGGCAAACTGCAACAAACTGGGAAAGCGGAAAAAGGCTTCCATGCCTTGAGGACTTATTAAAAATGTGCGAGATTTTTAACTGCGAAATAGGATATTTGCTCTGTGAAGAAGGATATGAAGGCAGGACACGAGCGATAACTGATGTTCAAAAATTGACAGGCTTATCTCCTAAGGCAGTCGAGAACATTTGTAAATTAAAAGAGATAGATAACCTGCCACCACATCCTGGACTGTTGAAAGTTCTTAATCATATCCTTGAAAACATAGTTGACTTTTCAAGCTTATTAGCTCAAATCAATTTATACTTAAAAGAGATAAACAAAGAATCTCCAAGAATAGACTCTTTTTCAAATGAGATAAGTTTTTATAAGGATGAGCTTGTTAAGAAAGGTTATGTAGTAACAACACCAAAAGAGTTCTCGCGAGTAAAATTTGAAGATTGCACTGAAATATTCAAAAAGCTACTCGATAAAATAGCTACCGAGCAAAAGGAGGGGGAATATGGCAACAATTCAAAAGCGAGGTAAGAGTTATAAAATTACCGTCAGTTGCGGTTATGACTTATCCGGGAAGCAGATTAGGAAGCATATGACTTGGAAGCCCGAGCCAGGTATGACTGCAAAGCAGATAGAAAAAGAACTGGAGCGACAAAAAATCCTTTTTGAAGAGCGCTGCCGCACCGGGCAGGTACTCGATGGATCAATACGTTTTGCTGACTTCGCCGATAAATGGTTTGAGGATTACGCAAATAAACAGCTCCGGCCGAAAACATTAGCCCGTTATAAATCTATGATGCCGCGTATCAATGCAGCTATTGGTCACATACATCTCGATAAACTTCAACCTCATCATCTTTTGGCCTTTTATGATAATTTGGCCGAGCCTGGAATTAGGAGTGACACAAAATACAGATGCACGGTTGACTTTAAATCATTGCTACGGGAACGAAAGCTGACCAAGGCCAGCTTCGCACCGATAGCAAATGTCAGCATGGCTGTGCTTAACTCCATTACCCAAGGGCGGAATATCGCACGAGAGAGTGCAGAAAAAATAAGTAAGGCACTTGACCTTAAATTGGATGAGATATTTAGTCCAGTAGATGAAGATAGCACTCTGTCAGCGAAGACTATACTTCATCATCACCGGCTTATATCCTCAATCCTATCTACAGCTGTACAGTGGCAGGCGATATTCTCCAATCCTTGTGAACGGGTAAAACCGCCAAAAGTGGAGAAAAACGAACCGAGATACCTTGATGAAACAGAAGCGTCCCGTCTCCTGGAACTACTTGAAAACGAAGACATTCAATTCCGTACAGCAATTCAGCTTTTACTTTATACTGGCTTCAGACGTGGCGAGCTTCTCGGATTAGAATGGTCAGACATAGATTTCAAGAATCAGATAATCCATGTGCGCCGCAGCTCACTGTATTTGCCTGATAAAGGAGTATTTACGGATGAAACAAAGAATTATACATCAGAGAGAGCAATTAAGGTATCGAGCATAGTCTTCCAGGCTCTCAAAGAGTATAAAACATGGCAGACAGAGCAGCGGATAAAATTAGGCGACCAATGGCACCAGACCGATAGACTATTCACTGCTTGGAACGGTAAACCAATGCATCCAGACACTCTGACAGGATGGTTTCATGATTTCGTGGCAAGGAATAATCTACCGCAGGTCAGCATCCATAGCCTTCGCCATACCAATGCCACACTTCTAATCGCGCAGCATATGCCGATCACAACAGTAGCAAAAAGACTGGGCCATGCCAACGCTGCCACTACTACCAAGATATACGCTCATGCGATCCGGTCAGCCGACGCGGCCGCAGCTGAAACACTCGAAAATATTCTGGCACCGAATAGGATCAGCAAGAGTAAACTCGGATAAATAAAAGGCCATGAGATCCACCCGGTGAGGTAGATCCCATAGCCTCATTTTTTGCCTCTATGATTTTTATGCAATAAGCACCAAATAAACACCAAACACAGATTTTTAATAAATTTTTTTGAACATAGCAAAACCCGCCAGGCCTTATGCCAAGCGGGTTTCTTTGTGGTTGCGGAGGAAGGATTTGAACCTTCGACCTTCGGGTTATGAGCCCGACGAGCTACCGGACTGCTCCACTCCGCGATATAGATTTTCGTTCTGCCTTTAGCGGCTTATACAGCATAACACA